CATGGGCAGGGCAGAAGCTACCGGACCCGAAAGCGTGGGTGGTCGTGGCCAGCCTGCAATCCATCTACCGGAACGGCGTCTATCCACAATCCGTTTACAACCGCTTCGCCTGCGTCATGTTCGATGAGGTTCACAGGCTGGGAGCGCCGGAGTTCAACGCCGCCGTGCGCAAGTTCCCCGGATACTTCCGCCTTGGCCTGTCTGCTACCGCCGACCGGCGCGACGGCAAGATGGGCCTGATCCACGCGCATGTGGGGTGGCGTCATGTGGTCGGCCACTCGGATGCAGAACAGCCCGACTATTATGTGATCCACTCCACCTGGTCAGAGCCTTTCATCAAGGGCAAGCGGTGCCACTTCGACCCCTCGCGCACCAACCCCGCCGAGAAGTCCCTGATAGCTGACCCTGTGCGGAACGCCACCATCGCCGGGGCTGTGCTTCGCGCCCACAAGGCGGGGCGGCGGACCATCGTGTTCATCAAGCAAAAGGCCCATAGCGCCAAGCTGAAACAGGCAATGATAGGCATGGGCATCCCGTCCCCCCGTGTTATCGAATACAATGGGGCCACGGGCGCGGTGGACCGCATCCGGGCCAAAGAGTGCCCCGAGGGTGTGGTGCTGATCGCCACCTACAAGTTCACCGCCGAGGGCACCAACATTCCGCCGCTGGATTGCGCCGTGTTCGCCCACCCCATCTATGATCCGCGCCAGACCGCCGGTCGCATCACCCGCAAGCTACCGGGCAAGAAAACCCCCATCGTTCTGGACGTGTGGGATACCGGGTCCGGTGTCCTGTCCGGTATATCGAAAAAGCGGTGGGAGTTCATGCGCCAGCTAGGGTCTAAATGGAAGGGAGAGTTCCGGTGATCAGCGCGTTGACAAACCCCTTCATGGCGAATAGCATAGCCTTCGCACAAAGAGGGCGATACTGATGGGATATACTCCTGAGTGGTGGGAAGCCAACCGCGATAAGGTGAACGCCAAGCGGAACGACAAATACAATTCCGACCCTGAATACCGAGAGGCCGCTCAGAAACGGGCGCGGGCCTACCGAGAGAAAAAGAAGGCGGAACGTGACAAGGCCAAGGCCAACCCGACCCTTGAGGTAGGCGGCAAGACGGTGCCCGCGTTGACCACGGGTGACGTGTGCTACAAGGTGGGTGTTACGGCCTCCCGCATCAAATATATGCAGCGCGCCGGATACCTTCCTAACGCGCTTGTGACACGACCCGTGAGGCTTTACACCAAGGCGCAATCCACCCTTATCGGGAAGCTGGAAAAGTTCCTCCGGGAACACCAAGACACCCTTCGCGGCCCCACAACCCCGGAGAGTGCGGCGGTGTCCAAGAAGCTGGGCACCCTGACTGCCACCATCGCAAACCAATGGGAGACATGAACCATGGCTATCAACGTAGGAAAGAAACCCTCCCCCCACGGGGAAGCTGCACAGGACTTGACCGAAGTGCAGACCAATAAAATCAAGAACGGCGAGGAAGAACTAACCGCCCACGAGGCAAAGTCCGTGCCGGTGGCCCTGCCCCCACTCTATGAAACCCTTGAGGTCGGGGTGTCGTTTCGAATGCCTGTGGCACAGTATACGATGCTGGAATTCACCGTACGCCGGAACCGCCCCTTTGACCCGGAAAAGACTGATGCCGACAAGTTCTTTGACGAGACGAAAGAGTGGGTGGAGAAAAAGCTGAACAGCATCATCGCGGAACAGCAAAGCCCCGAAGAATAATACATGGCCCTGAAAACTCTTAAAGACGCCTCGGAAACCATTGCCGAGGCGTATGGCGACAACGCGGGTGGGAAGGGCTTCAAGTTCCCACAAATAAAGCGCCTGCGCACCGGCATCTTTACGCTGGACGTTTCGCTTGGGGGCGGCATTCCCTTGGGTGCCGTTTCTCTGTTTTATGGCAACGAGAGTTCTGGCAAGACATCGCTGGCGCTGCGCTGCGCCGCCGAGTTTCAACGCAAGTTTCCTGACCGTAAGGTGTGCTGGATTGACGTTGAAAACTCATGGGATGAAGATTGGGTCAAGCTGCATGGCATCAACCCGGATGAGGTATATCTCTACAAGCCCACCACCGCCGAGGAAGCCGCCGACATAGCCAAAGAACTGGCTATGTCCGCCGACGCGGGCTTGGTAGTGGTGGACAGTATCGCGGCTCTGGGTAGTATCCAGCAATTCGAAAAGTCCGCCGAGCAGGTGGTCGTGGCCGGGGCGGCAAAGCCCTCAACCCAACTCCTTCGCAACATAGGCGCGGGCATCACCGAACACACCAAGGCGGGGCAAGCCTTCACCACCATCTACATCAATCAGCCTCGGATGAAGATCGGGTATGTAATGGGCAATCCTGAGTTCCTGCCCGGTCCCGTGATGCAGAACTTCCAAGCCTTCCTAAAGCTGCGCTTGTCGGCCCGCCCGGTGTTGAAAGAGAAGATAGCCCCCATCCCTATCTACAACGACACCAGCGCCAAGATCGTGAAAAAGAAGTTCCCCGCTATCAGACAGGCATCCTCGTGGCAAATGGCACTCTATCCTTATGAGGGTGGCACCGCCAAAAATCCGGTGAAGGTCAAGCCCCTGCAAATCAACAATCGCCACCATATGAAAACCATACTGACCGAACAGGGGTGGCTGCATCAGCCCGTGAAGGGCAAGGGCTGGGTTCTGGAAAGCACGGGCGAAGTGTTCAAGACCCAAGACGAGGGACTGAACGCGGCGCTGGTAGACTATGATGGCACCGTGGACTTTGCTGTGTCCAAGCTGCTGCTGCTTTACGAGGATGAAATCAAGGATTTTATCGAGGACAAGGCGGAAATGAGTGGGTGAGACGGCGCGACATTCATTCCAACAACCCCCGCCGGTTCGGGGATGCCGCCGAGGACCGCATAGCCAAGGGCGGCTATCGCAAGACCCCCGGCTCTGGTTCATCATCCGTCAAAGGTGACTTGCGCCGGGGCGACTTTATGATTGAGGTCAAGGCCACAAAGCACGACAGCTTCCGGGTGGACGCCAACATTATGGGCAAGCTGCGCAACGACACGTTGACAAACGGAAAGCGGGGGGCTTTAATAGTGGAAATTGGCGACGGAACCAAGTTCGCCATCCTACCACTCGCCACGTTTGAACAACTGGTGCCCGACGAGGATTGACCCACCGTGCCTATCAAGTTTGTAACCAAGGCTCACATGAAGGCCGGGCCTAAGTATTCGCTAGGCCCTCACAAGCCTTTGCCCGAAAACCCCACCGCCCCCGACCACGAGCCGATCTTCCAGATCAAGAACTTTCCGCAGAATTACATCACCTTCCACATACACAAGAAAACTGCTGGGGTGCGCAAGGCACGGCCTCACAACCTGATACACATATCTGATCTGGACCCGGCCCGTCAGTGGTGCCCCCGTGAGCCTACCCTGCTCACGCTGGCCAATAAGACCCGCCCGGACACGTTCCTGACCACCGCGCAAAAGATGGTGTTCGGCATGGGCAACGTGGGCGCGGACCTGCTTATATCCATGATACCCCCGGAGCAGGTGTGGGGGCACTGGAAATGCAAGGCGTGTGACGGCGTGTCTAAGTTCTGCTACACCCCCGCCGCCTGCCCCCATTGCAAGGCCAAGAGGGCCGCTCTGCGCTACAAGGAAGTCCTGATCCGTGACCCCGCCACCGGCATTGTCGGTTCGGTGGATTGTTTCGTGGACATCCTGAGCAACGGGCTGCGCACCGGCGTGGAAATAAAGACCGAGGGCAACGAAACCTTCAAGAAGCGCATCAAGCCGGAGTTTGATCACGAGTGGCGGAGCAAGGGCTATATGTGGCTAATGTCGCAAGACCCCCTGATCAAGTCCAAGGGCGTGAACCTGAACGAAATGCGGATCATGTATTTCACCAAAGAGGGCTGGGATTATGCCCCCCATATCAAGGATTGGCCCTTGGCCGATGCGGGCAAATCGGCGGTTAAGGAGTACTGGTGCCCCAAGGATGCCAGCTTTATCGACAACCAACTGGACCTAGCCAAGTCCTACCGCAACTGGCGAAACCTGCATGATAAAAACGGGGGCTGGAACCTTCATGCCATCCCGCCCCGGATCAAGCATTGCAAATCCATAGGGTGCGCGAAGGCCAAGTCGTGTCCCGTGCGGAAAGAGTGTTGGGGTGGAAAGTTTGACGAGGTAGCCCCATGAGACTTTGTGGCATTGATCCCGATATGAAGGGTGGCATGGTGGCCATCGACACAGAGGCTTCCAAGGTGCTGGACGTGGGCTACATGCCCCTGACGTGGTGCAGGCCCCCGTTGAACGAACCTGCCCGTGTGGACCCCATCCTGCTCTGGACCTACCTTGTCGGCGCGCGGCGTCTAGGGGTGGACTATGTGATCCTTGAGCGGGCGCTGGTCATGCAGCAATCGGGCGGAAAGATGATGGGGGGCGTGGACCGTACCCATCAGAACTTTGGAGCCATACGGGCGCTTTGTGAACTTGCGTTCACACCATCCCGCGTTATTATCGCAAATCCAAGCGTCTGGAAAAAGGCGATGGGCCTCACCTCTGACAAGCAACTGAGCCGAGATATGGCCTGCAATTTGATCCCCACCCACACCAACCTTTTCAAGCTGGTCAAAAACACCGGACTGGCAGAGGCCGCTCTTATGGCCTTATGGGGAAAGTCAGTGGTTTAAGTTCACTAACGGTTGACAAACCCTGCTAGGTGTGTTAGCAAGGTGGAGCAACCACGCACCTATCAGGAGAGAACCATGCAATCAAAAATTTACAGCGCCGCCGTGGGCGAACTTGCGGTCACCAAACTGTCCAAGTTCATCAAGGCCACCACCTTGCCCGATCTGGGCGATTGGGGAAAAATGAAGGCCACCGAAAAGCGCGGGGCGCTGATCAAGGCGCTGGGCGAAAGTTCCGAAGCCCGCAAGGAATTTGTGGTGTTCTACGGTGATGAAACCGGCTCCGAACAGGACTGGTCCGAGTGGGAAACCGCCGATCTGCCATCGGAGGGCTCTGCCCCGGACAGCACCCCCGACGAGGCACCTGAAATTATCGTGGGAACCAGCACCCCCGTCGAAGAAACCACGGCGCTTGAGGTGGTACACACCCTCCCCGCTGCCGCGCCCCAGTTCGTGGAGGGCAAGTTCGATCAGATGGTGGCCGATGTGGCCGGTCTGAACGCCGAGGACAGCGACAACAACCTGCGCGAAATGGAGGAACAGCTTGAGTTCCAACACCTGCGCATGGGGGTGTTGCTTTCCCACATGCAGAGTTCGGAACTCTATCTGACGCTGGGCTATGCCACGCTACGTGACTACATCGTGGATCGCACCGGGATGCAGTATCGCAAGGCCATGTTCCTGTTGTCCAACGCCAACGCGGTGAAGGAACTGGGCATCCCCCCGGCGCATCTAAAGGGCGTCTCGTGGTCGGCCCTTCGCTACATCGTACAGGTGATGGACAAGGACAATTACAAGAAGTGGCTGGAAGCTGCACAGAACCTGACCCATGTGGCTCTGATCGAAGAAATCCGTCAGGCCAAGGCCGAAGCGGCGGGCGCGCTCCCCAAGCCTCTGGCCGAGGGCGAGGAAAAGCCGAAGCCGCAGTCCAAACTGTTCAACCTGTTCCCGGACCAGAAGGCCAGCGTCGAGGCGGCAATCGAAAAGGCCAAGGCCGAGGGCCATGTGGAAAGCACCGGCGCGGCGCTGGACCTGATCGCGGCGTCTTATACCGGCAAGCCCCCCACCGACAGCAGCGTGTCGTCGGTCATGCCGGACACCACCACCGAGGGCCTGATCAACGTGTTCAGCAAGATGAACGCCGACATGGGCTATGACGGACTGATGGTCATTCTAGCGGCTATCGAAGTCGTGTGGCCGGATGTGGATATGTCGGTGGAACTTCCCACCGATGTGGAAGTCGCCGCTGAATAATCCCCCAGACGCGGCGATAGAGGGTCGGGCCAGTTACCGGCCCTCAACTTGGAGGCAGGCATGAACCAGAACGACGCACTCAACAATCTGAACAGGCTGGTGGACGGACAGTCCATCCGGGTCACCACCGCAAGCGGTAGGACCTTTGACGGCATCTATGACGGCGAGCAGTCCAGCCTTGAGGACGGCCTTTACTTTGAAACCATGGAGGGCAACCCCTTGCGCGCCGATTGGGATAAGGTGGAAGGCATCAGCTTCCGGTCAGCCCGGTCCACGGTGGGCAACATGGTGGTGCCCCCTGAGCATCCCCTGTCAGGCCAGCCCCCATCCCGGCGGGCCTATACCAAACGAAACCCCATACCCGGCGCTGAATGATGGTTGTCAAGGTTATAGACCCCATGGCGGTGGGTGGTGACCCCGACCACGCTCCTGCCTCTGAGAAGGGCGCTCCGGGGGCGGACAAGAACACCATAACGGTCAAGGTGTATACCACCGAGGCACAGAAGCACCTATCTGAACTCGCCAAGGGCATGGAGTCCATGAAAGCGTATGGCGGGCAACCTTCCAAGCTGGTCATGGTCCATGAAGATGGGGGGCAGGAAGCCCCGGCCCCCGTGGCCTTGAAAGCCTTCAAGATGGGGCCAAAGGGTCCGCAGATTGTCAGCGCCCCACAAGCACCCGGCCCCATGGGCGGTTACTTGTGGGGCGCTGATATGTCGGCGCTTGAGAAAAAGATCAGCGGCGGCGGTCTGCACCCTGTCTTTGAAATGGACAAGGACATCGCCAAGCAAGCCTACCTAATCCACATGTCGGTTCCCCCTCATGAGATACACGCTTCGATAACCAAGCACGAGGTCGAGGATGCCATAGGCCACCAAGCCCTTGAGCATCTGGCGCAAAAGGTGGCAGATGAATTCACGGCGGACCTGACAGAGAAGATCGTGGGCTACATCATGGCCACATTCAGCAAGCCCGTTTAAGCCGGATTGACGAACGCGGCGAAGTCCACAATAATGGCCAGACACATAATTAGGGAAATGTCATGGCCGTTAAGCTGGGAGCCAAAGCCTCCACCCCCATCAAAGTCGTTCAGAAAACCATCACTGACCTGATCGAATACAAAAACAACCCACGCAAGAACGACGACGCCGTGCCGGAAATGGTGGACCTGATCAACAAGTTCGGGTTCCGACAGCCCATCCTTGTGCGCGGGAATGAGGTCGTTGATGGGCACCTGCGCTTGAAAGCCGCCCGCAAGCTCGGCATGACCAAAATCCCGTCCATCGACGTGGGGGACATGCCCGACGCGGACGTGCGCGCCCTGCGCATTGCCATGAACAAATCGGCGGAGTTCGCGGATTGGGATAAAGACGCGCTGGCCTTGGAGTTCAAAGACCTTTCTGATGCCGGATTTGAACTTGCGTTCACAGGTTTCGAGACGGGCGTGATCGACAAGATCATCAAGGAAGCCGCCGGGGAGAAGGCCCCCAAGAAAACCAAGCTGGCAGACGCGGGCAACGAGGCGGACCCAAACTACGTTGCACTCACGTTCCATATGGCAGACAAGAGCCGGAACGCCGTGATGAAGAAGCTGGACAAGGTGGCCGAAGAACATGGTCTGGCCAACCGTTCACAGGCGTTGCTTCACCTGTGCAAAGGCTGACCCATGTATCAGACAGAGACGCGGCCTCTTGAGGCCCTGACCCCCGCCAAACACAACTCCCGCCTGCACTCCGATGATCAGATCAAACAGATCGCCGCGAGCCTTGAACAGTTCGGGTGGACCATGCCTGTGCTGGTGGATGAAGAAGGGGTGCTGATCGCCGGTCACGCCCGCGTCCGCGCCGCCACCCTTCTGGGCTGGGCCGAAGCTCCCTGCAAGGTGGCAACCGGGTGGTCTGAGGAACAGAAGATCGCCTACCAGATCGCGGACAACAAGCTGGCAGAGAACTCCACATGGGACGACGACATCCTGCGTGAGCAGATCGCCATGCTACAGGCCGGGGACTTTGAACTGGACGTGCTGGCCTTCCCGGACTTCCAGCTTGACGGCATCCTCGGGGGCAACACCAACGAACTGTTCACCCTCCCGATTGAAGGGGCGGACGACGCGGCCCCCAAGAACTTCATCACCAAGGAACCGAGCAAGACCTCGGACGGCATGGTGCAGTTCAGCGTGGTGGTCCCGGCGGCGGCAAAGAAGGCCGCGTTCGCCCACCTGCGCGCCTTGATCAAGGCCGGGGAAGCCAAGAACTATAGTGAGGCGTTCATCATCGCCATGGGGGTGGCCAGTGGTCAAAATTCGTAAACGGGAATACACCGATCAGAACGTCTACAAGGCCGCGCTGGACCGCATCCGCCATCTGTATGACACGTTCGATGAAGTGGTGGTGTCGTTCTCGGGCGGCAAGGACAGCACGGCGACCCTGCTCTGCACCATCATAGTGGCCGAGGAACGCGGCAAGCTACCTGTCCGGGCGATCTTCTACGACGAGGAAGCCATCCACCCCCCGACCATCGACTATGTGGATCGGGTGCGACAAGACCCCCGCGTGGCGCTGGAATGGTATTGCCTGCCCATCATGCACCGGAACGCCTGCTCCAACGAGCAACCCTTCTGGCACCCGTGGCACCCGGATGAAGAACACCTGTGGACCCGCCCGATGCCGGAGTGTGGCATCAAGGACCACCCGAAGTTCGAGTGGGGCATGTCCATGCAAGACTTCGGCATGGCTCACTTCGAGGGCACCGGCGTGTGCGTCCTTCAAGGCATCCGCACCCAAGAGAGCCTTCGCCGGTATCGCGTGGTGGCGATGAAGAAGGAAGAAAACTACCTGAGCCAAAGCGACACCTACGCCTTCGCCTATCCGATCTATGACTGGACCTCCGAGGACGTGTGGCGGCTGGTGGCCAAGCTGGATGCCGACTACAACCACACCTATGACATCCTCAATCGGACCAGCAAGTTCGAGCAATTCCTGCATCAGCGCGTGTGCCCCCCGTTCGGGGAAGAACCGCTCCGGGGCCTGCATGAATACGCCGAGTGCTTCCCGGAAATGTGGGAGAAGATGATCCATCGGGTGCCTGGTGCCGCCACCGCCGCCCGGTATGGCAACACGGAACTCTATCTGTCCAAGGATAAGCCGGTGGGGACGGACTGGCGAACCCATGTGGGCAACGTGATCGAGACATACACCGGGGAGAACCGCCGCAAGGTGCAGGACAACATCAACTCGGTGATCAAGCGGCACGGGCGCATGACCAACGACAACATCCCGGCGGACGATCCGCACCCGGTGTCTGGCGTGTCGTGGAGGTTCCTTGCTCAAATGGCTGTGCGCGGGGACTTCAAAGGCAGGGTGCATCAGAACATGGCACAGAACGCGCAAAAGACGCAGATAAAGCTGGGCCTGACATTAGCAGAGGCCAAGGCCAAGTATGGGAAACAGACATGACCGACAAGCTACCAATCAAGAAGGTGGGCCTTGAGGCTCAACCACTGAACGAAATCACATGGATGCCCCGTGCTGATCTTCGCCCTAACGGCTACAACCCGAACAAGGTGGCCTCCCCTGAAATGGCCCTGCTCCGGCTATCCATCATGGAGGACGGCTGGACCCAACCCATAGTGATCAACCCGGACATGGAAATCGTGGACGGCTTCCACCGCTGGACCTGCTCCGCTGACCCGCGCATCGCGGCCATGACGTGCGGGCTGGTGCCGGTGGTGATGGTTAGGCCCCATGACGGCGAACACCAGATGATGTCCACCATCCGGCACAACCGGGCGCGGGGCACTCATGGTGTCCTGAACATGGCAGAAATCATTCAGGAAATGGTCGATCAAGGCCGGTCCGTGGCTGAAATCATGGTAAGGCTGGGCATGGAGCGCGAAGAAGTCACGCGACTTGCCTTGCGGGTGGGTATCCCGCAAAGTCGTCTTATCGAAAAATCGGAGTTCGACAGGGCATGGGTTCCAGAATAACAAAACGCAAGCGCCTTCACCTGTGGTGGAAACGGACATGGGTGGGCTATATCTGGCGGAACTGCCTCGCCTACCCTGTCCTGCACACAACGCGCCGGATGGACCCCTACGACAAGACCTCCCACAACCACTATTTCTATTGAGGAACCAGACATGGAAGATCAAAGCCCCATCGCAATGGTCGAGCCGCTTGCCCATGGGCTTATGGCCGACTTCTCGCACACAACCCACCCGTCCTCTGTCTACGGCATCACCAAGGGCACTCTGCTACTAGACAAGTCGGCCATCGGGGATCACGACAGCGCCTATGGCGTCTGCTACTCGGGCCGCTTGGAAATCAGCACCGGCGAGCGCATGTTCGTGGTAGGCCCCGGAGAATACTTCTCCATCCCGTTCGTGAAATCCTGCATGATCAGTGGCATCAGCGACAACGGCAGGGGCGAGGGCATGGGCTTGATAGTGGTCCGTGAAGGCTTCAAGTGCCTTATGAATGTGGGTGGCCCGGTGGAGCCGTTCGGGCGTCTGAAATACATCGACGGGTGCAGCGACACGCTCCTGATCGGCCCGCCCCTTAGAGGTGACCCTTGCCTGAACATGCTACGCTTCCCCAAGGGCATCGACCAGACCGCGCACACCCACCCCACCATCCGGGCGGGCGTTATCTTGTCGGGCCGGGGAGTGTGTCGGACAGCGCAAGGCGACAAAGACCTTGTGCCGGGGAGCGCGTTTCTCCTATACCCCGACGCTATCCATGCGTTCAGCACCTTGGACACCGAAGGGATGCAGCTTTCCGTTTTCCACCCGGATACGGACACCGGCCCATCCCATGAGGACCATCCCATGCTGAACCGGACAATCGTGGACGGCGTGTCGGCCAAGGACATCGACGCAATCCGCACCAAAGAACTGGAACAGTAACCCGGCCCGCGCCCCTTCGGGGGCGCAACGCCCAACCCGTGAGGTCAAGATGGCTATCACAGTAAGTGGGGGCAAGAAGCCCCCTTCGCGGTCCACGCCGCCGCGCAAAACAGGCGACGACATGAACCCCGCAAAGTTCGAGGTCTATGGCCGTCTGGACCTGACGGTGGTTCAGATTGCACAGCTTGAGAACGTGACGCCTATGCAGATGAACGCTTTGATGCGGAACCCCCACCTTCGCACCGCCTATTACAAGGGCCGTGCCGAGACGACCGTGGCTCTGCGTCAGAAGCAGATCGCCGTCGCGCTGGCAGGGGACACCCGGATGCTCATCTATGCAGGCGAGAAGTTCGCTGGCCAATCCGAGGGAACCCTGAGCGGCATCCCGGAGGACTTCAATCCGGGACAGCACTCTTGGGATGGTAAATCGCGGTCCCGCCTTGAGGACTTGCGCGCCAAGTTCTCGGACGACGACACCGACGAGGATGCGGAGACAGGGTGAAAAGTAAGGCAGACCCCCACCTTGCCAAACTTGAGGACATCCTGCTCTACGAACTTGACAAGCCGGAGGTAGTTCAAGCGGGGCAGAGCATCGTCTCGCCGCGCAAGCGTGGTCAGTTTTATATCGCCGTTCTGGATGATATGGAAGCGCGTGAGCGGGCCATGAAGCGGTTCAAGGAACCCCCGGTATCCGCCGAGGTGTTTTTCACGGACCCCTACTTCATGGGCAACACGTTGAGCCTGTGGCCCCGTCTCAAGGAACAGATCATAGAAGCCTGCTCCGGGCAGTATACGGAAGCCGTCCTGACCGGCGCTATCGGCACGGGCAAAACCACCGGGGCCTTGGCCATACTTGCGAACTCGCTCTATCATGTAATGAACCTACGTTCACCCCATGCGGAATATGAGCTGGATCAGAACTCCGAGATTGCCTTCGTGATGCAGTCCGTCACGGGCAAGACCGCCTATACGGTGGACTATATGCGTTTCCGCCGGATGCTGGAAAACAGCCCGTGGTTCCAGCGCAACGCCCCGCATGACCCGGAGAAGAAGGCGACGATCCAGTTCATCGACCCGGACACCCGCCGCCCGGTCCCCATATTCGTCCAGCCCCTCCCCGGCACCGAGACAGCGGCCATCGGTGAGAACGTGTTCGCGGGCCTGATTGACGAGGTGAACCACATGAAGGTGGTGCAGCAATCCTCCAAGAAGATGAACGGACAAGCGCACGACCAGATGCTAGAAAACTACCGCGCCATCAGCCGCCGCCGGGAAAGCCGTTTCCAGCGCACGGGGCAGGTTCCGGGGATGCTATGTCTCGTGGGTTCGGCCAACTATGCAGGGCAGTTCACCGACCGCAAGAAGCAGGAGCGTGATCGCCAACTTGAGCGCGACGGCAAGACCAGCATCTTCATCTTCGACAAGCGCCCATGGGAGGTCCAGCCCGACGACCGCTTCACCCCTGAGCGGTTCAACGTGTTCATGGGTGACGGCACCCGGAAGCCCCGCGTGATCCCGAAACACGAGCGCATCAGCGTGAACGACACCCCCTACATCATGGAAGTCCCGGTGGACTATCTGAACGCCTTTGAAAGCGACCTGTCCGGGGCCGTCAAGGACATCGCGGGCGTGGCCCTGCACGGCTTCTCCAACTTCATCGGAAACTACACCGCCATCAACGCCGCCTTCGGCACCCGGACCAACATCTTTAAACCTGACTGGTGCGACTTTGAAACCCAAGGCGCGGTGATCCCAAAGCACAAGATCGAAAACCCGGACCTGCCCCGCTACCTGCACATCGACCTTGCCCTGTCCATGGACAACGCCGCCGTGAGCATGGCCCATTGTCCCGGCTTCCGGGAGATTGATCGGGGTGGCGGCATGAAAGACCTGATGCCGGTGATCCGGTTCGACGGGATGCTGACCATCCGCCCTACCGGCGGCTCGCAAATCCCTATCCACAAGATCAAGAAGCTGGTGTTCGCATTGCAGAGCCTTGGCTACAAGATTGAATGGGTTTCGCTGGACGGCTTCCAATCCGCCGACTTCATCCAGACCATGAAGCGCAACCGGATCACATCGGGCCTCGTGTCCCTAGACCGCACCCCGGAGCCTTACATGCTGACGCGGCAACTGATCTATGACGGGTGCTGCGAGGGGCCGTCCTCGGACTTGGCCCGGTCGGAATTGAAAGACCTCGTGTGGGTCGGGCAGAAGCAGAAGGTGGACCACCCCACCGAGGGCAGCAAGGACTTGGCGGACACCATCGCCGGGTGCTGCTATGGTCTGGCCACGAAACGGGTGGTGTGGGTCCGGTGGGGCATTGACCCGCGCAAATCCAGTGTCATGCTGAAACAGGGGAAGAACGAATGAAGCGCAAACTGGCAGTAGTCACCACCTTCTCGAAGGCCGGGTTCGACCAATACGCCCGCCGCATGATCGACACATGGCTGGCAAAATGGCCTGCATCGGTGGACCTGATCCTATACCCCGACGCCCATGTGGACCTGCCATCGGCACCGAACCTCCGCGTCTGCATGGCCCCCATCCGCGACAAGCTGGCCTTCATCGAAAAGTGGGGGAACATGCCGACCTACAACGGGGGGTCGCCCTATAACTACCGCTTTGATGCGGTGAAGTTCTGCCACAAGCCGTTCTGTCTGGCAGACTTCGCGGCCCGGAACGCCGCCAACCCCAAGCCCTATGACGGGGTGATATGGCTGGACGCCGACACCATCACCCACCAAGCCGTTGACGACCGGGCGCTTCAACAGATAGCGCCCCCCAACGTCAGCCTGCAATACCTCGGACGGTCCTACAAATACACCGAGTGCGGATACCTCTGGTTCAACCTCCAACACCCCGAAGGCCGCAAGGTTCTCAATGCGTGGGTGAGGCTCTACAGGACCGGGCAGTTCAGGAAACAACGGGAGTGGCACGACAGCTTCCTGTTCGATCTGGCGCGCACGGCCACCAAGCCCCACCATGCCAAGGACTTGACGGGGCACATACCCCGGAGGCAAGGTGGGGGGCACCCCTTTGTAAACTGCTTCCTCGGGCAGTATATGGATCATCACAAGGGCGAGGCCCGCAAGGCCACCGGCAAGCCCCGCAAGAACGATCTGTTCACCGACCATCAGGCCCCCTACTGGAAAGATCATAACCCCCATGCAAAATCCTGACCAAAAGCCCCGCCCCGAAGGCCCCCGTCCGAAACAGCCGCCCCGGTGGCGGGACCGTAGCGACGAGGAACAGTGGTCGCAAATCTATTCTGACCGGCGCAAGCGCAAGGCCATTGCGGACACCATTAACGTCCCGAAGGCGGCGGCGCTGGGCCTGCCCTCCTATGCCCTGCAAATGGCGATTGACGACTGCCACAAGACCTTCGCGGCCTCTATCCGGCATGACGTGCACACGGCCATCTTGTCTTCCATGGCACGGGTGGCTTCCCTGCTCCCCAACGAGAAGAAGCGGGGGCTGATGCTTACACGGATGCACAGCCACTATGGCAACATCCGGGGCAAGGGGTTCTACCTACACAACCGTGAGTTCCTGTATGCCAACGCGGCGGCGCTGGTGAAGCTGGTGGACGACTATCGCTTCCCCCCGGACGCCCCGGTGGTCCCCGCCGCCATCATGCTCAAAGAGGATGCAGAGACGGATGAAGAAGGAGATTGGGCTTTGGACAAGCTCCATGCCCTCAAGATGATTGATGTGGCCTATGATGGCTATCTGGCCACCGAACTTTATGCTTATCCTGACCAGAAAGCTGGTTGACAAACGGGGTGAAGGGTGGGAGTCTCTCCAAGACCACAACCTTGGAGACACCCTATGATCACCCCGTTCGCCTTCACAGAAGCTGATCAAGCCCCTGACCCAGCCCTTCATGGGGGCAAGGGTGCTGGCCTTCTGGGCATGGCTCAAGCGGGCCTGCCCGTGCCGGAAGCCCTGATACTGACCACGGCGGCGTGGAAGCACTATCGCGAAACCGGCGAATTACTGGCCTCGCTTGAGGCGGCGATCAACACCATCCTTGACGATCATACCGAAAGCATGTTCAGCGTCCGCTCCGGTGCCCCTATCTCCATGCCGGGGATGATGGACACCGTTCTGAACGTGGGCGTCACCGACGAACTGGATGCCATGTATCCGGGGGCGATGCGCCGCTATGTGACCTCGTGGCTTGGCATTGTGCACCGGGTGCCCAAAGAGCGCGTTGATGAACTGGTGGAACTTGTGAACGCACGTTCACAGGGGCACTCCGGCAAGTTCCGCAAACTCCTGATGGGCGTGGTCCAGCACAGCGAAAACGTCTCCATCCCGGACACCCGCTACGATCAGGTCGTGGCCTGCGTCAAGTCGGTGTTCGATAGCTGGGATACACCGCGCGCCAAGGCATATCGCGCCATGCACAACATCCCAGACGACATGGGCACCGCCTGCGTCATTCAGCGGATGGTAATGGGCACCGCCGCTGGCCTGTCCGGTTCGGGCGTCATGTTCAGCCGTGACCCGGCCACCGGCGAGAACAAGGTGCGCGGCGAGTTCGCGGAGCAGGCACAGGGTGAGGAAGTGGTGTCGGGCGAAATCACCCCGGCCAACATTGACGACCTCATGGACTTCAACGACAAAGAGAAATGCCAACTGCATCAGGCGTTGCAGGTGTTGGCCATCAATCTGGAAACCACCTATGGTGATGTTCAGGATGTAGAGTTCACCGTCGAGAGCGGGTTACTATATGTCCTGCAAACGCGGGTCGCCAAGATGAGCGCCCGCGCCCGCGTAGTGACCGCATGTGAACTGGCCAAGAACAACTTCCCGGAAGAACCGAAGCAACAGCTTCACTACCTCCGACAGCGCGTGAGCAAGGGCACAGTGGCCAAGACGCGCGTTCCGGTGGTCAAGACCAGCAAGGATGCTGATGGCGCTGGACTGGCCGCGTCTCCGGGCGCTGTGTCGGGCCGGGTGGTGTTTCGCTCCACCCCCGCGCACAAGGTGGACAAGGATTGCATCCTAGTGGCCGAGGACACACAGCCCGAAGACTTCCCCATCATGGCGAAGTCCGGGGCGATCTGGACGGCCAAGGGCGGCTTCACCTGTCACTCCGCCGTGGTGGCGCGCGGCATCGGGGTTCCCGCCGTGGTGGGCTGCGAGGGCCTGACCTTAACCAATCAGGGCAAGCCCGGATACGAACAGGTGATCACTCCAAGCGGTATTATGCTGGTAGAGGGCGACATCATCACACTGGACGGCACGTCCGGTCAGGTGTGGGTGGGGGAACACGAGGTAGAGGCGGAAAGCCCTACCCGTGAACTCTACAATCTGCTTCACGAACTGGTGCAGTCCGAAGTCGTGGACATCCCGGCCACCGTCTATTATCGCGACAGCGGCCTTGGTCAGAACGTGGTTCTTCCCATAGACCCGGCGGATCACGCCGCCCTTGAGCGCCAGCTTTCCCGCGCCGAGGCCATGAAGGCCAAGGGCAACAACGTGGCGGTGGCCTTTGAGTTCCAAGGGCTTGGAGAGGACATGTTCGCGCCCTCCCTGTCCGCCACCTTTGCCGAGTTGGCCGAGCATTATAGCGCGGACTTCAAGGGCCTGACGGTCCTGTATGGGGTGCCGATGGAATTGCAAGACAGCGTGTCAGAGGCTCTGGGCTGCATCATCAACAAAGAGAAGGTAAACGTGCTGGACCTTCTCGACTTGCTTGACCAGCCGTCGTAGTGACGGCAATGGGGGTACATGTTCATAATCACAGCATACGAGGGGCAGGTTATCAGAGTGGGCGACCGCCTGCTCCGCGTGGGGCACCTGCGTTCCCCCGGCGTGGTGGAGTTGCAGGCGGACGGGGAAGCCGATCATTTTCTGGTAAGCGCAGATCGAAAGACCGAAGTGTTCCCGGAAGTGTTCCTTGCCATAGAGCGCAACCTGCACATGTCCAACCGCGTGAAGTTTTTGTTCGAGGCACCCCGAATCATTCGCATCCGGGAATTGCCCCATGACCCAAGCCTATGAGATAACCGTAAGCGACAACGCTATCCGTCAAGGTCGCGCCTGTGGCCTGTTCAACGATACAGAGGCAAGGGTCCGGGGCCTTGCCCGCGTGGCCATGCCGACAAAGCATCCCGCCGGGAACCGGGCCTATGGGCCTTTCGTGCTGCACATGCGGGGCGGACAGGTGGTGTCCATCACAATGGTGGGACCACGCCCTACGGACGCCCGCCCGGTGACTGAGTGCCGCGTGTGCGCGGGCCTGATGATCCGCCGGTTCACTACCACGATTGACGGGAAGGAGGGCACAGCCTCCCGACCTTGCCCTCGGGCCTTTGACCCTTCGCAACCCCTGTGCGACACCATCCTACGGAGACAGCCATGATCAAGACAATCCCCATCTTCCTGCCCGGTGACCGGGTGGCCTACATCACAGCGGGGCCTACCAAGGAACTCCCCGACGACCACATGCTGATCAGGTGCGCGGCGGAAATCCCGGTGGCACCGGACCGCGTGGCCTTCGACATCAGCACCGGCGACTTCATGCCCTTTGACGAGGACAGGCTGATCGAGACAGTCCCGGACATCATCGAGTGGCTTGGCGATGAAACCCGTAAGCCTCTCTATGCCGGGTGCATGGGCGGCACAGGCCGCACCGGAACGATCCTTGCCATACTGGTGGCACAGCACCCCGGAATGACCAGCGATAACGCCATCAAATACATCCGGCAAATCTACAAGCCCCACGCGGTTGAGACGAGGGAGCAGGCCGAGCAGGTCTGTCGCCTGACGTATGTGACCCCTGTACCGGAACTGCCCGAACTGGACCTCACGGGGCTTGCGGCGGTGTGGGGCGAACCCGGCGGGCCTGAGCAACCCATGGAACCTCGCAAGGGGTGGCTCGACCGCATCCGGGAGTGGTTTTTACCCGGTTGACAAACGCGGGGCAGGCGTATATTCTGCCCCTAGTGACCTACCTTGGAGACGGCCAATGCCCACCACCCTAGACTATTTCAAGAGCCACCCCTTGCGCGTAGCCAAGAACCAGCGCGCCGTCCCTATACACATGGTTCGACAGGCCGAGAAGCAATCCGTGATGGAGGATGAGTTGCACCCCACCACCGGAGCCTTCATCCACTATGGCGGCGTCGAACTTGCTGACATGCTGGTGATCACCGCCCCCGCCCTGTCTCAGTCCGAATTGGATAAGCTGGCGATGCTCTGGTATAAATCCTGTGGCCGGGTGGCGAAGCAACTCCTGTTCTACACATGGCAGATCATCGCCAAGGAACTGCGTCACGGGTCGTCCAACATGACCAGCAAGGCGTTCTCCGGGACCAATACCGACCCCGAAATCCTCGCCGCCGTTCACGCTGTGACCAGTGGGGGTTCCTACATGGGCCACGTCGATGCCATAGGACACAAGCCGGTCGGCCTGTGGGTCGATGCGGTCGAGCGCCACTTCCGGCACGGGGGATGGGGCGGGGCCTACGGCGGCAAGAAGTGGGCGGACATCGCGGTGGTGTTCCAGCAATACATAGACGGCACGGCCTCCGCCATGCTCGCCGCCGACCGGGCTTGGACGCTGGTTCACAACACTGGCCCGATCTTCAACAAAGGATTTTACTTCAAGCTGCATGACGGCAACCTTGCGCAAATCCTGAACGCGCAAGCCGTGTCCAGCGTGTTTGATATGAAGGCCACCATCTACGGCTCTGACAAGTATCAGCATGAGGCTCTGGCAAACTTTATCGCCTTCTCCACTCTGGCAGAGGCCGCTATCCAGACCGTGAAGCCTGATTACAATATGGGTTCCACCGGCGGCGTGACCAGCGACGGGCAGAAGGGCCTTGCCATGGCCCATTCCATAGCTGGGGATGAAGGCCCCGCCGGGACGACCACCAAGACCCTTGGGCCTATCAAGTTTTACTCCACGCAAGAAAGGCCGGCGGAATGACAAAGCGGACACGGGATGGGCGTACCAAGAGCGGTTCAATGCACACAACGGGGGCTATCGTGATCAAGGACAACGGAGACGACTTCTGGAACAACGGCGGGCAAGGGCCTGCACAGCGTTCCTTCACCAGCGAGAAATGCCACGAGAGCCATCCGGCCCTGAGCATCTACAGCGGCACCCTCTTGGGTGGGAATTGCCGGGACCACGAGCGGCACACGAGCGTGGACCTCTATGTGGCTCTGGATGCTGGTATGCGTCACCCCTACTTTGAGGAAGGGCAGTCGTGGCTCGACGCGCCGGTGTCGATCTACTACCCCATCCAGAACATGGACATCCCCAAGAACGCCGACAAGTTCCGGGCGCTGGTCAAGCTGATCGCGGACGCGCTGGAAGGTGGCGCTACGGTGCATGTCGGCTGCATCGGGGGGCATGGCCGCACGGGGATGGTCCTTGCCGCCGTGGTGGCCTATACGGGCGTCTCAAAGGATGCCATCACCTATGTGCGCCAGAACTATTGCAAGAAGGCGGTTGAGAGCCGTGCACAGGAAGGGTTCCTAGCGGCTCACTTCGGGTGCCCTTTGCCAGCGCACAACTCAAGGGTTGACAAACGCAAAGCGGGGTTCTAGTCTAGGAGGACCACAACCTTGGAGAAACCCTGATGCCCATTAAATTTGTTGTCACCGGAGACGGCCCCACCCCTCTGGAAAAGATGCAGGGACAGGTGCGCGATGCGTTGCACCTGCCCGCCACATCCATCGTTCTGGTCGCTATGTCCGAAACCTACATCCGGCATGGCGATCTGGAACTTACCCTCCCCATGGGCGCGGCAAGCGTCAAGAACAGCGCCGACTTCACGGACGTGCGGTCACAGATCATCAGCCTGTTCGCCGGGGTGTTCACTCATGGCACGGGCGACAAGTATGTGGCCGACACGGGCACCCTGAAAACGGTAGAGGCTGTAAACCCGAAGCCGGTCGGCCCCAAGTCTTACAGCGACATGAACGACGAGGAATGGGTTCAGGCGGTGTCCTCCAAACTGTTCCCCGGTGCCCTGCCCCTGCACTCTGCCACTGAAATGCACCAGCCGGTCCTCGGAACCGGGAGCGGTTCGATCTACAAGACCTGCTTCATCGGGCCGGAACTCAAGGTGGCGGCGCGGCTCAAGAAGTCCTCTGTATCCTTACGGGTGACCACGAACCTGAACACCGTGCCAGAGGGGCAGGTCCGGGCCATCTTTGAACGGCTGGGGGTGGTGAACGCTCACGCCGACCGCCTTACTTGCCACGCGCACATGTCAGGATCATACACAGCGGATACAGCCGGGGAATACCGCGCCCTGTTCGGGGCCTTCTACGCGGCGCTCCGGCCTTGGTTGACCTCGGGCTTCCCGGCTATAGCAAAGCTGGCCGAGGGTGTGAAATAAGGGAGGCCCTATGCGGCTACTGATCTGCGATGCTAAACCCGACGATGTGAAACATGACCTTGGCCACCTGAAAGTGGCCGGGGGCATCAGTGTCATGGTGAACCCGCAATGGCTGACCCCTGATCCAGATGAACCCCTGTGGATTGCCTGCGGTGCCCCGGCGGTGAAGGTGGTGCAGGCGGCGGGGTGGATACCGAAGAAGGGTGGGGTTGAGGCCAATCGGGGCAAGCTGTGGCAGAACATCCAGCCTGATGGGTGGTCCCATGCCATCAGCCTTGGCATCACCTACGCGCCCCAAGTTAGGCAGATTGAGATTGCCGATTGGGTGAAGTTCGAGACGGACATAGGCCAGTATCGACGCTTTGAAACCACGGGCAGCATGGACGCCATCCTCGGGGATTACAGGTGGGTGACCGACCTGTCCGGGGTGGTCGAATACTGCAAGCGGAAACACGCCACCACGGGCAAGCCTGTGGAGTTGTCGCTGGACACCGAGACGGAGGGGCTGGACCCCTTCAACCCGGAGAAGAACATCGTGTGCGTCCAAGCCACGGCCAAGGCGGGCATGACTGATCTGGTTTACACCAAGGGGCTGGACGCCAAGACCCTGAACACCGTCATAATCCAACTGCATTGGCTGGTGACCCAACCTTGGATCAAGGTGATCGGGGCGAACTTCAAATACGACATGCTATGGCTCCGGGTGAAGTGGGGCATCGGGGTGGAGAACTTCGCCTTCGACACCTGCAACGGCGGCTCGCTGGTGGACGAAAACAGACCGAACACCCTGAACATCCACACCAAGGTCTACACCCCGACGCTCGGGGGCTACGACGACGAGTTCGAGCGCACCCATGACAAGAGCAAGATGGGGGAGGTTCCCCCGGCTGACCTGCTACCCTATGCCGGGGGCGACACCGACGCCTGCTTCCAGAACTATCCCCGCATCCGGGATGAACTGGTGTCCGACAACAAGACCAAGAACGGATTGCCTGCCAAGAACAGTCTGGCGTCCGTTTACCTGAATGTCGTGCACCCCACCCTCCGCGCGCTGCACAAGATGGAATACACCGGCGTCTGCGTCGATACCGAGAGGTTCCACGAGTTCGGGGCTGATCTGGAAAACCGCATGGTTGAGGCTACCAAGAGAGCGGTGGCCTACCTGCCCAAGTCGATCCTTGATGCCTCCGGGGGCCTTGACGACAATGGCGGCGCTCCCCTGTCCAAGCCCGCGATGATCGCCAAGTTCCTGTTCAGCCCCCAAGGTCTGAACTTGAAACCCACGGTGGTCACCGAAAAGACCGGGGCACCCTCCACCGCTCAATACCATCTGGCACAGTTCAAAGACCACCCGGAAGCGGGGCCGCTGATCGAGCAATATCTGGACTACAAATCCACGTCCAAGATGCACGGCACCTATTACAAAGGCTTCCTCAGTCACCTACGCCACGACAACCGCTGGCATGCTTCCTACATAATTCACAAGCAAGGTGCGGGCAAGAACAACGAACAGGATGCCAGCGGCACGGTGACCGGGCGAGGCTCTGCCACCGCCCCCGCCTTCCAGTGTGTCACCGGCGACACAGAGATTGTCACCCCCAACGGGGTCAGGACCGCCGCCTCCCTGATAGACCCCATCATCCCGGACAACGCCTACAACCCGTTCGTCGCCCACGAGACTACCATCTGGGGGGGCAAAGGATGGGAGCAGACCAGCAACGTGTTCAAGTCGTGGCGGCATGACCTGATCAAGCTTAGACTGCGCTGTGGCAACACCATCACCTGCACCCCTGAACACCCGTTAATGGTGCAGGAGTTCAATTTGTCAAAGCGGGATTGGATCAAGGCCAAAGACCTGTTACCCGGACACATCCTGTCCCTACCCGATGCCATAGAGCGCCCGGACGGCCCGGACATGCCGGAGGAAGCATTGGTGGCGCTGGGCCTGATTGCCGCCGGGGGTTACCTGTCACAGAGCGGGGACATGATCTACATTCAGGTAGCGGTGGATCACGGCTATCTGATCGTGGACGCCTGCAAAGCCCTTGGCATCGCACACGCCCTAGAAACGGTCGAGGACGGCGACAAGGTTCACGCGGTGGTGCGGATGCACCTGACGGACGACACCCCATCACGGGCCGTTCTGTGGCTTCTCTGGCTCCCCCATCCCTCGGGGCCGGTGGTGCCCTTGGAAGTGCGCGGGACAAAGGCGTGGTGGTCGGTGCAGCGGGGCATCCTGCTATCGAACTCCACCCCCAAGGTCTACGCCGTGCACTCCCATGGAATAGTGGTCCGTGTGAACGCACGTTCACTTGCCACGGTCCTTGTGCGCGAAGCCCTGCTCGATGGCATCCGCCCCCCGCACATGGTGGTAAGGAAGGACCACTACGTGATGGAGTATCAGGGGTGGATTGCGCGTGAGACGCTGATGAACTCCGGCCTGCCCCCCGGCCCCTGCACCAAGACCCGGCCCACCTATGAGACATTCCTACGGGGCCGCGCGGTGTCCATGACGGTGGACCATATTGAGATTGCCGGGGCCGGGTGGGTATACGACTTCACCCTGCCAAAGACCCACACCTTCTCCGCGAACGGCCTGATCAGCCACAACACGGTGCCGAAACACTCCTATTGGGGCAAGCGCCTCCGGGAGTGCATCATCGCACCAGACGGCTATGTGATCGTCGCGCGAGACTACAGCCAAGGCGAACTCAAGGTGGCCGCTTGCTGGGCTGGCGAGGACAAGATGATCAACGCCTATCAAAACGGAATTGACCTCCACGTTCTTACCGCCGCCACGGTGAACGGCATGACTTATGAGGAAGCCATGTTCCTCAAGGAAAACAACCTGCCCGCGTTCAAGACGCTTAGACAGAACGGCAAGGCGGGCAACTTTGGGCTGATTTATGGCATGACCGCCTATGGCTTTATGATCTATGCCGACAGCCAATACGGGGTGAAGCTTACCCTTGAGGAAGCCGAAGCGATGCGGGATGCCTTCTTTGAACTGTATCCGGGCCTGCCCCATTGGCACGACCTTCAAATCATGGAAGCCCAACAGACGGGCATGGTCCGTTCCCCGCTCGGAAGGTTGCGACATCTTCCCAACATACACTCCCCCATCATGAAGGTCCGCAAAAAGGCACAGAACCAAGCTATCAACTCACCCATTCAGGCCACGCTGGTGGACATGATGTGGTGGTCCATGGGGATCATCGAGCGACAGCGCCCGGAACTTCTCGTGCCCTCCGCACAGGTGCACGATCAGGGGATTTGGTATACCCCCGAAGATCGCGTAGACGAGGCGCTGGCCTACTCCGCCGAGGTCATGGAGAACCTGCCATTTGAGCAGAAGTTCGGGTGGAAGCCTGAACTCAAGTTCACTTCCGACGCCGAAGTGGGTCTTAACCTTGCCGAGTTGAAAGAGGTCGCGTAGGATCACACCAAGCTGAACTCAAGGGGCATCGGCATGACACAGGACGAAAAGCCGAAAGGCCGGGTGATTACAGGCAGGGGGCAGAATATCTTTGCCAATCCCAACGGGGGCCGGAACGGGTATGGGGCGCTGATACTGAACGCCCTCACGGGCTTCTCCACCAAGGAACTGGTATCACAGCTTGAGGCCAAGGGTGTGTCCAAAGTAGAGGCGGAACGTCTCCAAAAGGACATAGCGGCTGGGGGCGACGTGTCCGCCACCCTGCTCGACAGCGAAGATCAGTTCTTCCGGGACTATCTGCGCATCCACGCGGGGCCATCCGTGCTCGCCCCACCCATTGCCCCAGAACGCCTTGAGCGGCTGGTGTCCGAGAACAACGCGCTGGAACCCTGCATCGAAGCCATGGTGACCAATATCTCGTGCACCGGCTACACGCTGGTTCACAAGGAACGCACCGAGGCGGACCTGACAGACGTGGACAAGGCCGAGCGCACGGAACTGATGGAGTTCTTGGCAGAGGTCTACCCCCGCAAGTCATTCCAACGGACCCGCAAGGAACTTCGCCGCGACCTGCACCGGACGGGCAACAGCTACATGGTGCTGGAACGCACCGCGACAGGTGACCTTGCTTTCCTCCGCCGCGCCCCGGCCAAGTCGATGCGCCTGATCAAGCTGGATGAACCCACCCAAGTCACGGTGACCATGAAGCGCCGGGGCAAGGATGCAGAAATCACCACCATGCGGGCCGAGCGCCGGTATGTTCAGAAGGTCGGAACCAAGCTGGTATACTACAAAGAGTATGGAGTGGCCCGTGACCTAGACAGGGGCACCGGCGAGTGGGCACCTGATGGCTCCACCCTGCCCGCGAACAAGCGCGCCCACGAGGTGATCCATGACAAAGATATTGAGGACGTGAAGTCGCCCTACGGTATGCCGCGATGGATCACACAGCTTCCGTCCGTGCTGGGGAGCCGGATGGCAGAGGAACACAATCTGGCCTATTTCCAGAGTGGGGGTGTCCCCCCCGTCATGGTGTTCATCACCGGCGGCATGGTGTCCGAGGAAGTGGCCAAGGCCGTGAACGATTATCTTACCGGTGGCTCCAAGGAAAAGGCGCGGGGCGTGGCCGTGGAAGTGCCGTCATCCGGGAACCTAGACAACGAACGCCCTGCACAGGTTACCGTGGAGAGGTTCGGCTCCCAAGATGCAGACAGCACTTTTGAGGTATACGACGAGAAGAACGAACAGCGTGTCCGCCGCTCCTTCCGTCTACCCGGCATCTTTCTGGGCATGGCGGACAGCTACAACTTCGCGTGCTATGATGCCGAAACGGAGGCCCTTACCGATCAGGGGTGGATCACTCACGATCAATTCAAGCCCGGTATGAAGGTGGCCTGTTACAACCCGAAAGCCAAGGCTTTGGAATAC